TTATTCCGTTATTTTTGTGGCATTTGTGGCAAAATTTGTGGTATTTTCATCCGTTTTTAGTGTGAAAAAAGCATCTACTTTAGACTGATTATGTTGACGTAAATTAGAACTTAGGTGGCTATAATATTTTAATGTTGTATTAATATCATCATGACCAAGTCTATCAGCTACATAAATGATATCCATGCCTGCCTCAACGCATAGTCCTGTGTGAGTGTGTCGTAACTTATGCAATGTCACTGGTTCAGAATTAATTGTACTGCATATCTTTTTCAACGCTTTATTACATGATGCGTTATCCACTGGTTTATTGTGATAGGTGATGAATAATAACATTTGTGGATTTTTTATACCATATTCTTTTATATAAGCAGAATGCCACGCGAGATAAGACTGTAAATATTGAACTGTGGAGTTATCAATATAGATCACACGTGACTTTTTTGTCTTGGTATCAATGAATGTATTAGTGTACTTATAATCCCACGCTTTATTGACTGTTATAGAACGTTTAGCGAAATTAATATCTTTCTTTGTTAGTGCAATAATCTCTTCGAACCTCATACCTGTTTGCACTGCTAGAAAGATAACTGCTCGTGATATAGAATGAAAATTTGCAAGTTCTTCTAATAGTAAATGAACCTTGTCGGTTTCCATAAATTGTGCTTTTGTTTTTGCCACATCATGTCCGCTTATATGAGCGCCTATGGCTGGGTTTTTCTTCATGTAGCCTAAATGGACAGCTTTATTAAAAATCGCTCTAATTTTGCGGTGCCGGGTGTCTACAGTGGATATTGCATAGTCTACAGATAAATGATTAATAAATTGTTGATACTGCACAGCATCTATGGAATTAAGTTTTCTTTTTTCGCCAAAATAATCAACAAATTGATTATAAGCTAAGTCATATAAATTAATTGTTGATTGACTACTTTTACCTTCTTTAAAAGTTTTCATAAATAATTCGTAAAACTCTTTGAATTTCCACTCTTTTAAAGAACTACTATCATGTTCAGCTTGTTTTAATAATTTAGACGCTTTATACATTAAGTTTGTTTCACTTGTATCTGTCAAACGCTTTTCTTTCCATTCACCGTCGACTTTGATGCGCAAACGAACGGCGTATTTTCCATTTTTTAACTTTTTAATTTTCATTAATAGCACCACCTCTTTGATTTGGAACGTATGTTCTTTTGAAGGGTACAGCAAACTATGTTAAAATATATTTGCATACTCCTATGTGTGTGTTTGAAAACGCTTATCTCTTGCGGGGAGGGCGTTTTTTGTTATTTAAGTGTTATTCTTGCATCATAATCTTTAAATGAATCTTCTTCGTAATTATCTGTTTCATAACTAGCAGACCAAGTTAGTCGTATATCTTTTATATCAGATACATCATTTAGTGTTGGTAAAACATATACTACTGCACCATCTTTACTTACACCTTGCATTATTTCTCCACCAACATCGTCACTTTCAAACATTGAAGCTTCTATTTGTTCGCCATTTGTAACTAATACTCCTTGTTCAGGATAAGTATTGAAATCAATCTTACTAGTATTGTTAATTTCATAATTAACAATAACTAGCCCTTCGCCTTCCTCACCATCTTCTTCAAGTTTAGCAGGATCTACTTTAAAAACAGATACTGAACTTATTTTTGTTTGCAAACCTTTCCAATCTTCACTCCAAGATGTTGCATAGTCTTCACTATCAATAATACCACTATCAGTTTCTTCCTCCATTGTTGTTTCATCTTCAGTCAAATCTTCAGACTCATTTGTGGTAGAGGTACTTTCTTCTTTGCTTTCTTCCTTTGCACTATCAGATGAATTTCCACATGCTGTTAGGCCAAAACTAAAAACAATTAATAAACCTGCTAACAATAATAATTTTTTCATCCCAATTCTCCCTTTATTAAATTTTTATATAAACACATTTGTGTAAATACCTAACAAGCAATAATCTGTATACTACTTCTAAAAATGATAACATATCCGTTACACTCAACAGTGTTACCATATTTACTTTTATAATATTCTATAGAATGTTTTAAAAATTCTTCTGTAACTTCTAAAAAATCCGCAACTTCGTAGTAATCAGTGAATCCTTCATAATAAGCATCAATAATTTTACGCAAAGGGATAAGTGATTCATAACCCCAATTTCTCGCAAGTTTTTCTTGTTTTCTATCATTAACTGTTTCCTGTTTAATAATATTGCCAACGGTCAAATGATGATGTCCAATTTCCTCCGCTAAAGTGCAACGCATTTCAACATCATTTTGTTGAGGATTTAAGAATATTCTACTATTATAATATAATCCTTTGTGAACTTCCTGCATATTTTTGTCTTCAATGATAGTTAGTTCAGGATATCGCTCTCTGTATTTATCTAACCACATACATACATCTCATTTCTTATTTATATTTTTGTTGAATGAAATCAATATATTCAAGAATTTTTTTCATATCTTCTTCTGTGGCAGCGGGATCAATGTGAGCTGCAAGTGTTGCCGCTTCTTGAGGGATGTCGTTGTCGACATAGGGGTTGTCAGTTCTACCTAAAAGATAATCTGTAGAAACATTGAAATAATCAGCTACTTTTTTTAAACTTTCTCCGTTTGGGATTTTTTTCTTCCAGGAATAAAGTGAATTCCTACCAAATCCCAGTTTTTCTTCTAGTTCAACAATGCTAATTTTTTGTTTCTCGGCTAAAAATTTCACCCTATCAAATGTAGTCATATCATACACCTTTTCATATTGGTTATGAACAATTTAAATTTTAATAAAGAAAATGGTTGACATCTAACCTAAAGTTTAATATACTATGTTCATAAGCTAATTATTTAGCTAAACGAGTCAACGAATAAACCTATAAAATACTCGTTCCCCAACGATTTATGGCTCAATTGTATGCTTATTTAGCTATGTCTAGATTCTACACTAAAGTTTAAAATTTGTCAACATTATGCTAAATAATTAGCTAATAAGATAGAAAGGAGTGATGGGGAGGTGATGGACAAATGGAAGAAAATAACGAACAAACAATTTCCAAAATAATGGGAATTCTTATCAAAAGTGAGTTGAATGCATATGAAGTTATTGAACTACTAAGTAACGTGCAAAGCACATATCTGAAGAGAAGTTGGCACATCTCTATAAATAAAAAAGCGGACTAACAATCTGTCCGCCAATACGACAATCAATCATACATGTCTATTATTGTGATGATATTTGAGGTTTTTAAAAACAATGGTGTGTTGTGTTTAAAATCTCCATTTTGAAAAGTATAATCATGGTTTCTATATTTTAATTCATCATTACAATCGTGTCGTTTGATGCTTAAATATTTATATTCATTTAAATAATTCAACAAATCATAATAATAGTTTTCTCGCCAACTGTATCCACTGTGCTCAACTTCTACATTTGGAATGGAAGTATACATTTAAATAATGTCAAAACCATCTATTACTATACTTGTTCCATCCGCAATGCAGATTTTTAATATCATATCCATTTTATCACCTCGCTTTCACGATAAATTATAACACGTGAAAAACTAAACAAGAAAGGATAACAATAATGACTTTAAACGATAAAATCATATTTTACTTAATGGAAAACCCTAAAGCAACCAATTCAGATATCGCTAATTTCTGTGAAATACAAGAGAATCATGCAAAAGTAACCATTTCAAAATTGAAATCACGAGGGGATATTGAGGTTTCGGGACAAGGAGATAAACGTACTATCACCGTACTAAAAGAACCTGCTGTCAAATTGAACAAGAAAGAGCGGTACAATCGTCAATTGGACTTCTTAGAAGAGATTATGTTCTCAGATGTTGACCCAAAATATAGACTAGAAGCCTCGGCACAGCATATAAGATTATTAAACAAATTATAGAAAGGAGTGATGGAGAGGTGAACAAAAGATATTTAAAAAGAAAAAAAACCAACATTCAACAAATTGAAGTCGGTCTTTACAAAAATTATGAAATTAAAGCTAAGTATGGAGCACCGGAAATTGACCTAAGCAAAGTTAAAAGAATTGTCATAGTCTTCTAAAATAATTTAACGCCTCATCTAAAGCCTCTTGGAAGCCAGGAGTACCAATATTAGAAAAATAATCCCTGATTTCATCTTCGCTTTTGCTTTCTGTTGGGAAATTACCATCTAGTTGAACATCATGAGCTAGATCGCCTAAAGGACTATTTTCGCTAAGGTAATAAGTTATTAAAAAATCATAAAAAGTCATCTGCAATCACCTCCAATCAAAAATAATTATATCACGTGAAAACCAAAACAAGAAAGGAGCAAAAACATGTCAGTAGAACATCAGCGTTTTGCGGTTGCAGTATACGCAAAACTAAAAGCAATAAATATGAAACAATCTGATTTAGCAAAAATGTTAGGTATTAGCAATCCTTATTTATCAGATATCATAAACGGCAAAAGAGACGCATCGAAAGTTAGAAAAGAAATTGCGGAAATTTTAGAAATAGATGTTGATTAAAATAGAAAGGAGAATAAGAAAATGGGTCGTCCTGTGAAAAATAAAAACAGGCATGTGAATTTCCTGTACGGTGTATGGACGTTAGAAGATTTTGCGCAAGCTAGTCCACGAAGTTATGGATGGTGGTTAGATAACATTAAAGACTTTCCAGAGCTTGCAGAATTTAGTAACTGGGCTACAAAGAATCAACGTGAAGCGTGGGCATTCGATGCAGTAAAAGCAAATGATTGGCTGATTAAAAAATTTGTATATAAGGAGGTCTGAAAATGATTGATGAAGTCGAAATACTACTTGCTGAAATACGAAAATACGACCCAAATTACGTTCCAAAATCGGTTGGAAAATATTTGCTAGTTGAACTTCAATCAAGGCATTTAGATCATCAAATTAAATATAAGAAAAGACCTAAGTACAAGCATAGATTCGCGAATTCGATTGAGCGGCATTGGTAAAAGAAAAACCCACAGCTATAAATAGTAAGTTAGAGCTTACTAAAACTGTGAGTTACGAAATAATATTTAAATTAATTATATCACAGATGTGGAGATAAGAGAATGAAAAAATCAATCAAAAAACATGAAAACACATTATTAATTTATCTGTTTTGCTTACAAATCGGCATGTTTATATCAGTAATTTACATTTTACTCGGATGGTTCACATTATTTCTGAAATGAGGTTTTAAAATGAAAATATTACGATTTTTCGGGCTCATAAGTATTGATGAGGACGGAAATGAATATATTGAAAGAACAGATAGATATGCATTGATTTGTTTAGCTTTGACTGTTTTAATTGCATTTGTGGTCTGTATAGGAAGTCTGATATTAAATGGCTGAATTAATAACGATTATTGCATTGATTCTTCTAAGGAGTGATAGACAATGAACGTAGAAAATCCGCTAATTGTTGATGATTGCTGGGACGATGGGTTTCGACATTGAAAGAAATAATTTAAGTGAAATGGAGACCTACAAAATGATAAATAAAGTCATGCTTTTATTAATAATATTAGCAGCAATCTTTGGAAATATATATTTTTATATTATTAACAGGCAGTTGTCACTTACCTATTTGATTTATTCTCTTTTAATATGTACTGTTATGACTTTTCTATTATTTCTCGAATAATCGGTAATACAGATTTTTCCAGGCAATTTGTTAGTAAATTTTAAGAAAAAAATAGGAGGTGTTTAAGTCAATGCAAAAAAAGCAGAATCATATGGAACTTATGGAAGAAATAAAATCAATAAAAAAGCTTTTAATAAAAACAAATAGCATAATTGCCGACGAGTTCGATTATGAAGAACATTTAATTGATTATATGGACAAACTTTTTTATGTTAACGCCGGCGCTCACCCTGACCAAATCTATCTTGTAGGTAAACTTAATGGCGGTAGAGAGCTTCATGTACCACTATATCGAAGTTAAAAGTTTTACGTGATGTGATTACTTGAAGTTTATTTTCGCCTACACGAACTTGCCCTTTATCATAGAATTTGAAATACAAGTAACCTCTAACTGACGAATAAGGGTCGAGTTTGATTATTGGCTTTAAAGTATACGGACCAATGGAGCATGGCAGATTTAATAATTAAAAATATGCCTATGCATAAAAGTTACTTAGAACCATTTTGCGGTTCATGTGCCGACTTATCGAAAAAGGACGACTGAGAAGGGGATAAGAGTTATTAGACTGGATTAGGAGGAAGCGGAATGACAAAAGATGGTACAAAAGAAGCTCTTGCAGAGGTAGGGGTTACTCGAAAAAATCGACTGCTAAGAAAGATATGTCGGCATAAGGATAAAGAGATATTTAAGGATACATCCTATGACGGGATACAAGGTGAAAGGCGTGTGGTGGTTTGCAGAAATTGTGGAGAATTAGTTTCTGATTTTATTGCAAAATATGAGGGTGGCGGCTTTAAATGAATATAATCAAAAAAGGTGACCGAGTTCAGACTGTAACGGATACAGAGTGCAATAGGGCGGAGAGAAGGAGGAAAACAATGAAATTTAAAAAAGGTGACAGAGTAGAAGTTATTTGGCGAAGTGAGTTATATCGAGGCGCAGTAACGCAAGTTGTAGAAGTAACAAATGAAATAGTAGTTAAATTAGCTAAGAAGCCATCAATAGATTATTTATTTGAACAAAATCAAGTTAGCAAAGTCGAACTTGTGGAAGTGCCGAAACTTGTGGCTGATTGGATTGAGAAGAAAAAAGAAAACGGAGACGACTTACTCGTTGCGCTTGATAAAAATTGGCAGGGTATGGAGGACAGCGTGAGAGACTGGTTTGACGGCGAAAAAGAAAGATATGAGTTATTCGCCCGTGCGTGGCTGGATGGCTACGAAGTCGAGAAAGAACCGCTTTATTATGTACAACTTATTACTATTTTTCTTGGGTATCTCAATGAACGAAATGATGGGCGTCGGTCTTTAAGTGATAGTGTTCAAAATGACATTTTTAAAACACAATTTACAGAAGCTGAAATAAAAGAAATGGACGAACGTTATTGGCAGTTTGCTGTTCTTGTTGAGGAAGTGGAGGGTGAAGCATGAGAGAGATTGAGATTTGCGGCAACATACACGAAAATCCGGATTTGTTGGAGGTGGCGGAATGAGCAAAACAAGTGACACGAGAAGGTTAGAAGAAGCGCTTTGGAAAGCTCATGCAAAACAAGGCACTTTCGGTGCATTTGAAGTAACAATTGGTTGGTTCGGCAAAGAAATAGTGGACTTTATAGCATACAAAACGACTGGTGAGTTTCTCTGCTATGAAATCAAAGTAAGTCTTTCAGACTTTAAAAGCAAAGCAAATTTATCGTTTCATGGGGATTTTAACTACTATGTTATTCCAACGCATTTGCTTGAGGTTTTGAGAGATCATACAGCAAAATCTTTTAATAGTTTAAACTTCAAATTATTTGACACTCGTTTGAAAAATGGCGGTATTGGACTTATTACAGTTACAGAAAAAGGCGAATTGAATTACATTGTTAAAGCGAAAAGGAAACATGTAAATATGGGGACTAAAGCAACATTATTGGAAAGCATGACACGCTCGCTTAACAGAGAAGTGAAGAAGTTTTATGAAAAAAATCCTTACTGGATAACGGGAGAGGTGTCGGAATAATGTGCGAATTTTGTAATGAAGATGTAAATAAGCGACGCAAGAGTATAAGCGACGAAAACGACGAAATGCGATTGACTAGCTATAACCCATTAGAGGTTGCGGTGGATTGGGAACACGGGTTTAAGTATGGTGATTTTAATATAAACCACTGTCCGATGTGCGGAAGGAGATTGGGTTAATGGAAGGTATGAAAAAAATAACAAAAGAGTACGTGAAAGGAATGCGAGTGCATAACGAATTAACGGTGATTAGTCCCCCGACTGTGCCGGAATGTGTAGCGAAGTGGTTTGAAGAGAATAAGAGGGATTTAGAATCTAGTATTTGGAGTTACATTTATTGCGATATGCGGGAGGATAAAGAGTATGATGCATTTTATGATTTTATGAACTCCTATGACCTTAATCCCATCGAAACGTTAATTATGATGCAGTGCGGATACTATATTGAAAAGGAAGTGGAACCGCTTTATGTTGTGAAGATTCCTCAAGCGGTGGAGTACTTTGATTACTTCTTGAAGGTAGTAGATGGGCAGGTTACTATTTCTTGTAGGTCGGGATACCCAGACCAACCTGAGTACCATTTAACAGAAGCTGAAATACGAAGCGTTTGGGATGGTTATATGGAATTAGCGGAGGAGGAAATAAAGTAGGTGAAGAAATATAGAATTATTGATGTAGAGAGTGGGTGTCCTATTCTACTAACAGGGATAACATCAACAAGGTTATCTTGGGCAATAGTGAGACCGTCGGAGGAAACGGTATTAGAGAAAAAAATATTTGCAGAACGATTAATCCGATTTTTAGAAGAACAGAATGACATGTATAAATTTAGAGTAGAAGAAATAATAGAAAAATGGTTTGTTGAATATGTAAATGATTTAGGGATAGTACAGTATTTATTCGCAATAGATAACAATACGCAAACACGACAACTAAGACTCTCGTGGACAAAAGAAAATGATGAAATGTACACGACTGTATCACTTGCTCAAGCAGAAGCTATTTGCACTTTAGTAAGCACCTGCAAAAGATATAAAAATGCAAAGTTAACTGTAAAGGAGGTTCTAAATTGACAAAACAAATCATCATCAACGAAGCTAACAGTTTACTTCACAGAAAAAGCAAAGAGCTAAGTAAATCAATCATCAAAACGCCTAAAGATCTCGAACGTTTCGCGGTTGGACTGGATAAATTATCACAAGACATGTGGGACTATAAAAATGAATTGGAGGCGATAAAATGAGTATTCAAGCAGGCGATAAAGTAGAAGTGCAGGATAGAACAGGAGTGACTGATTTATGTGTTGATGGAGAACAGTTTTATGTTCTCATTAACAATGATGGGTTGCTAACTGTGCAAGATACTGACGGTTTTTCATCTTTTAACATACCAGCAACTCAAGTCAAGAAAATGAAAGAAAATAGGAATAGTCAATTAGTAAATGAGCTACATGAACAATCAGACTCAGTAAGTTTTAGTATATATAATGCAGATACAGATAAAGCTAAGATGTTTGTATCTAATGTAAATAAGCCACAATTTGACGAAAGAAACAATGTGAAGTGGTATTCTGCATCAAAAGGCAAAATAACAGCAACAGCATTTTTGAAAGGAGATGATTAATATGACAACACTTTATTCCATTCAAGAAAAGTATCAACAGTTATTAAATTTAGCTGAGCAATTAGATCCAGAGACATTAAAAGATACCCTTGAAAGCATAGACGATGAATTAGAAACAAAAGCAGAAAATGTTTCGTTTATTATCAAAGAGCTAGAAGGACAATCACTTGTTTTAGATGTAGAAATTAAACGTTTATCAGAACGAAAAAACACGATTAACAATAATGTGAAGCGACTGAAACAATCACTACATGATGCTATGCTAGTTGCTAATAAGCAAAAAATAAAAACGAATCTATTTACATTAGATATTCGGAAAAACCCTCACAGTGTACTTGTAGAAGATGAGAGGAAGTTAATTAATTATTTAGTTGAACAACCTAAGAAGCTGGATAAGGCTAAGTTAAAAGATGATTTGAAAAAAGGCATTGATGTACCAGGAGCCGTTTTGGTTCAAACGGAAAGACTACAAATAAAATAATAAGTAAGGAGGAATTTCATTGGAATTTATTCAATCAGAAAAAATGAAAAGGTCGGAGTATTTCAATATTATGATTTATGCAAAACCGGGCGCTGGAAAGACAACGACAGTTAAGTATTTAAAAGGGAAAACTTTAATGTTGGATTGTGATGGTACATCAAAAGTATTAAGCGGATTACCTAATATCACGATTGCGACATTAGACCCTCGAAATCCCGTACAAGATATGGCTGATTTTTATGGATATGCGAAGGCACATGCAGAGGAATATGACAATGTAGTAATTGATAATTTAAGCCATTATCAAAAATTATGGCTAATGTTTAATGGGAGAAATACAAAGTCAGGTCAACCAGAACTGCAACACTATGGAATATTTGACACACATTTAATAGATTTGATATCCGTGTTTAATAATTTACCAAACACAAATATAGTATATACCGCTTGGGAAAACACACGACAAATACAGATGGAAAGCGGACAGCTTTATAACCAATTTTTACCAGATATTAGAGAAAAGGTAGTTAATCATATTATGGGTATTGTTCCTGTAGTTGCAAGATTAATAAGAAATCCTGAGACAGGTCAGAGAGGCTTCTTACTCACAGAAAATAATGGTAATTTTGCAAAAAACCAGTTAGATAACAGAGAGTTTGCTTTGCAAGAAGACCTATTCAAAATCGGTGATGTTGATGCTGAAGCTTAGAGATTATCAAATCGATACAATCAACGAAGTAAGGGAGGCTTTTATTAGAGGGTGTAAACGTCCGTTAGTTGTTTCGCCCTGTGGTTAGGTTCAGGCAAATCGGTTATTTTAGCAGAGATTATTAGGCGAACCACAGAAAATAAAAATCATGTTTTATTCCTGGTACACAGGAAAGAATTGATTGATCAGATTCAAAATACACTCGAAGTGAGTGGGGTTGATATGAAACACGTCACTTTAGGAATGGTTCAGACCATTGTTAGACGGTTAGATCACACACCTCAACCAGAATTAATAGTCATTGATGAAAGCCATCACATCTTAGCGAACAGCTACAAAAAAATCATTGAATACTTTCATGAGGCACGAGTTATCGGATTTACGGCAACACCTGTCCGAATTAATGGCGGGGGATTAGGCGATATCAACGATATGTTAATCGAAAAGGTTAATGTGAAATGGTTAATTGAAAATCAATTCTTAGCACCTTACAAATATTTTGCCCCCGAAATCGTTCAAACAGAAACATTAGATATCAAACGAACTGGTGAATTTGACATGACAGGACTTGATGATCAATTCAATAAAAGAATGATTTGGGGCGATGTCATCAAGCATTATCAAAAATTAGCCGACGGACAGCAAGCTATTCTTTACGCTTCTTCTCTCTATCAAAGCCAAAAAATGGCAGCTAGTTTTGAACAAGTGGGTATCACTGCAGCACATATTGATGGCAAAACACCAAAGGCGGAACGCGATCACATTATCCAACAGTTTCGAAATGGCGAGATTAAAGTGCTATGTAACTTAGATTTGATTGGCGAAGGATTCGATGTGCCAGACTGTTCTACTGTGATTATGTTACGCCCGACACAGTCTTTGTCTCTCTACATTCAGCAATCTATGCGTGGCATGCGTTACCGTCCAGAAAAAACGTCCATCATCATTGATCATGTAGGCAATGTAAGTCGGTTCGGACTACCAGATATGGAACGCACATGGACGTTAGAACCGAAAAAAGGAAGTAATAGCAAGAAAGCAGAAGCACCAGTGAAAATATGTCCCGATTGTTTTATGACTGTGTTATCCAGCAATAAGCAATGTGAGCATTGCGGGCATGAATTCAAAGTAGAAGTAAAACCAATACAAGTTGACGAGGCAGCAGAGCTACAAGAAATAACAGAAGCAGTTTTTAAAGTAAATTATAGTAGTCCAAATGAATGTAAGAACATGAAAGAATTATATGAATACGCAAAAGAACACAATTATAAAAAAGGATGGGCGTTCCATCAAGGAAAAGCAAGAGGATTTATCAAATAAAAAAACGAAAGAAGGAATTTAAAAATGTTTAAAGTAGATCATAATGATGTTTTCACAAATGGAGTAGAAAATGGTACGTATGAGGTGGTTTTATACAACGCAAATGAAGATGCGACAAAAAACGGAGCGGAGTTCATTAATATTGATTTAATTATTCGTAATGATGTAAATCAAAAATTCCAGAATGCGCATATTTTTCACCGAGTATGGAAAGCAAAAGCAACAAATGAATATAGTCAAACGGCATTAAATACAATCGCTAAAGCAATCCAATTACCTAACGGCAAAGATTATAATACATTGGATGAATTATTAAAAGACCTGTTAACTAAGACATGCCAAGTTACTGTGAAAAATGAAGAGTCTGAGTATAATGGTCAAATTTATAAAAATTTAAATGTGAAAGCATGGGCTAAAAGTAAAATTACCGGACCATTACAACATGTGTTTAAAAAGAAAGAAAACGAACCAACACCAGTAGTAATAAGTGAAAACGATCTACCGTTCTAAACAATGAGAGGAGCGCACAAACGTGTATGAACAAATTCCGGACGAATTAAAAAAATTAAAACAATGGTGCGCTTTTCAACTTGTTTGGGATGAAGAGCGTGGCAAAAACAAAAAAATACCGATGAACGCAAACAACGGTTCATACGGTAATAGTGTAGACGAACGGACATGGGCAGATTTTGAAACTGCCCTTGATTCCCTCGAAAAATATCAATTTGATGGGTTAGGTTTTTACTTTAAGAAACCATATTTCGGTGTGGATATTGATGATATAAAGGATGAAATTGAAGATTACCTTTATGGTAATACAGAAAATATTGCTGGTGAATTTATTCAAACGTTGTCTAGTTACACAGAATACAGTGTGAGCGGGACAGGAATTCATATTATTGCAAAAGGAAGTTTTCCGGAAGGTGGTCGGCGTAAAGGAAACATTGAAATGTACCCGGACGGTCGATTTTTCGTTATGACAGGTCAAGTAATTGATAACTACAGACAAGTCAATGAAGCGACAACGGCAATACAATATTTGCATACGAAATACATTGGGACTAATGAAGTAAGACAAATAAATAATTTACAATCTACAGTTGATTTGCCTGTAAGTGATATTATTCAACGTGCTGAACGAAGCAAACAAGGCGCACAATTTAAAACGCTTTACGATGGGTTATGGGATGGACTATATCCCTCACAATCCGAAGCAGACTTAGCTTTTGCAAATATGCTGGCATTTTGGACAGGATGTAATGCAGAAAAAATGGACGAAATTTTCCGTTCAAGTGGTTTGTATCGAACAAAATGGGATCAAAAACGAGGAGCGCAGTTATATGGTGAAATGGTTCTTAATAAAGCAATTGCCAATACGTCAGAGGTTTATCAACCAGGAAGTGATTTAGAAGGTTACTCGATCACTGTGAAAAATCAGAATCGAACTGCTCGAAAAGTATATGGTTTAGATGATACTGGAAATGCAGAACGTTTCCGTGATAAATTTCATGACATTGTTCGTTTTTCATACATTAACAAAGGATTCTATTTCTACGATTCGAAAGTTTGGAAATATGACAACATAGGCGCTGTAAAAACACTTGTTGATGATGTGATCAAAGATATGAAGAGTGAGTTTGCTTACATGGAAAATGAATCAGATGCAGAAAAAGCATTTATGAAACATTTAAAAGCAACAAGAAGCAACAAAGGTAAAACGAATATGTTAAAAGAAGCACAACATTTAATGCCAGTTTTGCCTGATGAATTCGATCGCTACAAATATTTTTTGAACACACAAAACGGATATATCAATTTGCAAAATGGAGAACTTATCAATCATGACAGGCAAAAAATGTTTACAAAAATTAGCAACATCGAATATACAGATAAAATTGATGCGCCACTTTGGCAAGCGTTTTTAAAGGATATTTTTGCTGGTGATAAAGAGTTAATCAATTATATTCAAAAAGCTGTCGGTTATTCATTGTCAGGTTCTACATCAGAACAAGTCATGTTTATCCTTTTCGGCAATGGGCGAAATGGGAAATCGGTTTTTCTTGATATTATCAACGATATTTTTGGTTCCTATGCGACCAACATCCAGCCACAGACAATCATGGTAAAACAGCAGTCTAGTAATGCAAACAGTGATATTGCCCGTTTACATGGCGCCAGGTTCGTTACAACCACCGAACCAAATGAGGGTGTACGTTTAGATGAAGGACTAGTTAAACAGCTCACAGGTGGCGACAAGGTCACTGCACGACACTTGTATAAGGACGAATTCGAGTTTACACCCGAATTCAAAATCTGGATGGCAACCAACCACAAACCGATCATCAGAGGGAGAGACGATGGAATATGGCGAAGATTACACTTAGTACCGTTTACCGTGAAGATACCCGATGAAAAGGTAGACAAGCAGTTAAAGTATAAACTTCGAAGCGAACTCACTGGAATATTGAATTGGGCGGTCGAGGGCTTTCTTAAATGGCAACGAGAAGGTTTAGGAATGCCGAAAGCTGTCGAAAATGCTAGCTCTGAATATAAATCAGAAATGGATGTTATTACTGCATTTATTGAAGACTGTTGCGAAACAGGCGAGAACAAACAGATCAATGCTAAGACTCTCTACGAAACATATAGAGAGTGGGCAAAAGATAATGGACAGTATCTAATGAGCAGCACGAAGTTTGGGAAGGAAATGGGTTTGAAGTTTGAGAAGAAGAAAAGTAATTCTAAAAGAAATTATGTTGGAATAACACTTAATAATGAGTATTTCAAACTTAATTTGAATTTCTAAACAGGGCAGGTTTAGTTAAAACTTGCCCTCGCTTCTATCGGTTGCAGGAGAAAGGGTTTCAGCGTTTTTTAGTTTAAACAGGGCAGGTTTGACTGTTTTTCCAGAAACTTCTCTATAAAACTTTCCTAGTAATACTTTTCCTATTTTACTACTAACTTGCCCTGTTAATAAAAAAAGTATTAATAAAGTAAGTAATAGCAACGGGTTTCAAGCAGGGCAGGTTTGAACCAACTTGCCCTTAACCTGCCCTGGCTTGCCCTGTTTTAGCTAATAATTTAGCACTTTTTAACCAACACATAACATACGTTCGTATTTTTGACAAAGGAGTGATCTAATGACAGCAGAAATGGATATACAGAATTCTATACGCTTAGCCTTAGCAAAAAAAGGACATTATGTTTTCAGAGCCAATGTGGGAAAAATTAGAATGCCGAATGGACGTATTTTTGACACAGGTTTGCCAAAGGGTTTTCCAGATTTATTCGGTTTTCGCGGGACGGATGGAAAAATGTTCTTTATTGAAGTGAAAAATGAAATCGGGAAGTTAAGGCAAGAGCAGAGAAACTTTCAACAAGCAATGGAAATAACGCCAGCTATTTGTGGAGTTGCTAGGAGTGCAGAGGAAGCTTTGAAAATAGTGGAGGGATAACAATGTTTACCTATTTTCGAAAATTTATAAACAAATGGAAATTTAATCAAGGATGTACATTGAAGCTATGAGTCTTGATGCGACAATTCCATTAAACAAGGAGGAAAAACGAATGAAAATATATCACACAGAAACACAAGAAGATTTTGATGCTTTATTGGAAGAATTGAAAAATGAAGGGTATAGCTGGTTTTTCGGAGAGGTTATTCCGTCATATGACTCGGAACTTTGGGAACGGTATAAGCAAGATACTGTTGTGCATATAGAGGAAGAAGGAGTAAGTTGGGGGAGTCTTTCTTATGCTAAATATTTACACCCCAACACACCAATTGAAAAATACAAAGCGAAACAAGACGAAGTTGCAAAGTGGTTCGGTGGCGTTACAAAAGCCATGAAAGCATTTTCATCCAATGGAGTATCTATGAAAAATGAAAATAACGACAAAGTAAATAATCCTGCACATTACACAGCAGGTGGTATTGAAACACTAGACTACATCAAGGCAAAAGTATCTGATTATCCGTCATATGCTGTAGGAAACATACTTAAATATGTCTCAAGATACGAGCACAAGAATGGCATTGAGGATTTAAAAAAAGCGCAATTTTATTTAAATAATTTGATTGAATGGATGGAGAGTGATTGAATGTTTAAAACATTAAGTTCATTTTATTTTTCTATGATTTTCATTATCGTATTATTGCGCGCTTTCGGCTTTCTTAGTCTTGCAGAAGCAGAATTTAGTTTACTATTAATCATTTCTCTTGTCATGGTTGAGGATATGAATGGGAGTCGTAAATGACAAGTGACTCTTCGCCTTTACAAGTATTGCTAAAATATAAAAAAATTGGGGCTGGTTGACAATGGAGGAATATGTAAATATCAGTTTAGATAAATATGAAAGGTTAAAAATGTTTGAAAATGATAAATACGAAAAAGATGCTAAGGAATTTCTAAAAAAGTTTACTAACTTCACAACGATATTTGGAAATCAAAATGAAGAGTATTACACAGCGCATGTCAACAAGGAAGAACTGAAAAAACTAATTGAACAAAGACTAGGCAAAACGTGTGAGATAGAATTTTATTAGGAGAGTGATTAAATGTCAAAACGATTACGTAAAGCACAATATAAACTTATTGAAGATGAATTAAGATTTTATCATTCTACTAAAAAAGAATTGATGGAAAAGGAAGTTAATGTAACACTGGGCGCTTGGCATAGAGAATACATTGACGAGAACCAAGGTGGTGGCAGTGCAGGGAATATTAGTAATGAAGTGGAAGATCGTGTGATGTTACTGCAAATGGATAAAGAGATAAGTAGATTAAAGAATATTATAAATGCAATTGAGTCTGTGCTTAATAGATTGAATGACGAGGATAAACAATTGATTCAGTTTAGATACTGGGACAGAAGCAAACCAACTTGGGTATGGATTGCTAGTAAGTTGAATATGGACGAGAGTACAGCTAGAAGAAGAAACAAAACAATCATCCTTTCAATAGCTGAAAGATTAGGATATTAAAATATATTGCCCGTTTAACGCCCGTTTTGAACAATAAAATAAGTTTATTATAGTATTATAGGCAGGGCCTATTAAAAATGAAAGTCGAGGGGACTATATGAATTTAGTTAGGTGTTGGGAATGCGAGCAATATATTTCGCAGGAAGCTTCCGTACATTTCAGAGATTTGTCTGGCGGTAGAAACTTATGCGTTGAATGCCAACATAAGTATCGAAAAAAAATAGAAGAAAAGAAAAAAGAATATATTGCGCACAAAATCGAAGCAACACTTGAAAGAGCAATACATCTTATAGAAATGCAAGAATGCTGTAGTATGAAAATGGATGAATACCTTGACCCATATAACACAGTAGCCCAATTTTATAGAAATGACAGTAGCAAGTTTGATTCTGCCCATGAAGTAATGGCTTGTATCGAATTGTTAAGAAGTCAGATTAAAGTAAAAACACAACAAAGAATAGGGCGCAAAAGAGTAGATTTTATTTTGCCAGACATGAAGGTTGTATTAGAGATTGATGGAGGGCACCATCGTTTTAGGATTGGTAAAGATTCAGAACGAGATGTGTTTATCCTTAATACTTTGAATAAATCTGAACACGGTTGGGAAATTATTAGAATACCAACTAGATTTATTGAACAAAATATTAGACGTCTTGTTCCTTCTATTAAAGCATTATATAAAGAACGTCAAGAACTAAGAAACAAACATAATGGGTTCATTCCGTCTTATTACTCAAGAACAAATAAGATGTCTCACATATCAGCGATTAAAGGCGTTGCTTCAGATAATGAAATTGAAGTAATGGAACAAGAAGTGCTAGACGGAACTGAAGATCTATAATCACATGATGATATAGCAGGAGGTTGCTATATTGCCGGACAGAGGCTTTGTATCTGGTCGTTGGTCTTGATGGGAGACGCATCCCATTCCAATCTCACTAGTCCCAACAAGAGACACCTTCTTGTTCAATCTCAATACTCGTGGCGAAATAGGTAACCGCATCAGTAATGTTCTACAAGAAGTCATGCACACTCGTTATAGACTCTAGCATCTGGCGTGTGTGTAAATAGAAACTATGCTAGTAAACTGTTGACTTCCTGCAAGGTGCAAATCCTTGCCGAGTATATAGATCCAGTCTATAGAACCTCAGCCTACGGGTACTAGCAAGATAATGAGGTAAAGACAAGACGAAGACGTTCGTCACCGTAGAAGTCTACTGGTTTTATAACTACGGATACATAGAACAATGAAGTCCAGTACGTTGCGTGCTGGGCTTTTTAAATGATAGAGGTGATAGTGATGAAATCATTGGCAAGCGGCTCTACAAATAATAGACAAGACTATTTAAGCATTCGTATACCAAACAAAGGTGATGTTCCTGTTATAGAGTATGAAGGTGATGACTACGGACAATTGCCACATCAAGGCTTAGAATCACTTAGGTTGTTATGGGTAACAGATTCATACCTTGAAACTAAACCAACCGAAAGATTAAACTTAGACATTGTATATATTGATGTAGATAATGAAGGTTCAAGACTATGTATAAATGTTGGAGATTCATTATCTACTGAAAGTAATCTGGCTAAGATTGCAGAAATGAATAGTGAAGAGACTAGATACTAATGCTAACACAAGCAGAACGTCATACATTCTATAAGTCAAAGGCATGGGTAAGCATACGTAAAGAAGTATTAAAGCGTGATAACTATGAATGTCAAGAGTGTAAGAGGCAAGGCAAGGTGTTTACTGATTATCATGACCCAGACAAGCATAAAAGACTCGATGTGGACCATATCAAGGATTTAGAACATCATCCTGAACTAGCGCTTGATATAGATAATCTCACTACTCTGTGTGTAAAGTGTCATAACAAAAAACATAATCGCTTTCAATTTAGAAGGAAAATTAATAAATGGGTGAACGATGAACGATGGTGAGACCCCCGGGTCAAAGGTTTGCGCTTTAATTTGGCTCTGGGGAACGGTGTGGGGGTCTTCTCCGCAGAAATGTTAAAAAGTCTCATGAAGGAGGGAGGGCTTGAAGTGGAATATAACATAAAGAAGTTAGAAAAAGAATTGTTATCAAAGGTTGATACTACTAGTCAGAAAGAGCTTGAAAAAGTCAATCGCTATATTAATTTAATACGCATATATTATGAGTTAGATAAAAGCATTGAAATGGATGGTGCTGTTGTTGTCACTGAAAACGGCTCGCAAAAATTCACGAAAACTAATCCAGCGATACAAGAAAAAAATCGAATCAACACTTCATTATTATCTATTGAGCGTTCTTTTATATTTAAAGGTGAAAATGATAAACAAGATGGTAGTGACTTGATATGATATCAAACAAACATGTCGATAACTATATACAGTCGTATGAAAGTGGGAAAATACTACTCAATAAAGAACGTGTAGACTTGATAAATCACTTGCAAGAACATGTTCTTAGTAGAGATGATATATATTTTGATGAGACACAGATAGAAAATTATATTGCTTTTAGCGAAAAATGGTATTTCCCTTTAGACAATTGGGAGAAGTTTATTGCTCCGTTTATCTTTTTATATTTTAAAGAAGACAATGAGCTTCTTTATGAAGAGTTCTTTATAACACTTGGTCGCGGTGGCGGTAAGAACGGGTTTATAAGTACATTATCAAATTATTTTATAAGTCCGCTACATGGGATTAACAATTACGATGTTTCGGTAGTAGCGAATTCCGAAGATCAAGCGAAAGTTAGTTTTAAAGAAGTGTTTAATACAATAGACGGCAATCCTAAATTGGAAGGAAGTTTTGACGCGTGGAAAGCCCAAATTATAGGTAAAGCAACAAATAGTGTGTTTAAGTTTCAAACATCGAATGCAAAAACTAAGGATGGCGGTCGTGAAGGCTGTGTTATTTATGATGAAACGCATGAGTATGAGGACAGGCAAATAATTGATGTATTCTCTGGAGGGCTTGGTAAAGTTCTAAATCCCAGAGAATTTTTTATTGGAACTAATGGATTCGTGAGGGCGGGATTTTATGACAAATTGGAAGAACGCAGTAAAGCAATTTTAAGCGGCGAAAATCTTAACGATCGTATGTTTCCTTTTATTTGTAAGCTAGACGATCCAGCAGAAGTCAAGAATGAAGCTATGTGGGAAAAAGCAAACCCTGCCTTTGAAAAACCTTTAAGTTCTCGTTCTAAACGTTTACTAAATAAAGTAAGAAAACAATATGAAGCATTAACGAATAATCCAAGCGGCAGAGAAGCGTTCATGACTAAACGTATGAACCTTCCAGAAGTGGATTTGGAAAAGGTAGTGGCACCGTGGGAGGATATTCTCGCAACTAACCGGGAAATGCCGGAACTCCAAAACCGAGCTTGTATTGGTGCGTTTGACTATGCAAGCGTTAAGGACTTTGCGGCTGTTGGATTGCTGTTTCGTGTAGGCGACGATTATATTTGGAAAACACATTCCTTTGCTAGAAAAGGATATTTGGATATCGCAAACCTTAAACCGCCCATCAAAGAATGGGAAAAGCAGGGATTACTGACCATTGTAGATGAACCTACAATCGACCCTCGTCATGTGGTCAATTGGTTTGTTGAAATGCGAGAAACATATGGTATTCAAAAAGTAATTGGAGATAATTTCCGAATGGACCTGATGCGCCCGCTGTTTGAAGCAGAAGGATTCGAACTGGAGATTATTAGAAATCCACGTGCAGCTCATAGTTTGCTCGCTCCGCGAATTGAAACACTGTTTGCTAATCATCGTATTGTATTTGGAGATAATCCGTTAATGCGATGGTATACAAATAATGTTGCAGTGAAAATCAAACCGGATGGGAATAAAGAGTACCTCAAAAAAGATGAACACAGACGTAAAACTGATGGATTTCAAGCATTTGTTCATGCTCTTTGGCGTGCGGATGAAATAGAAGATATGGATGTAGAAGAGGTATTGAACATGCTTAACGCGATTGCGTTTTAGGAGGTGAAAAATTGGGACTCTTTACAGAACTGTTTAAAAGAAACAAAGAAATTGAGTGGATGTGGGATTTAGACTTTTTAGAGGATAAAACTACAAAAGTGTACTTAAAAAAAATGGCGTTAAATACATGTGTAAAACATATCGCCAGAACCATTGCTAAATCTGATTTTAGGTTAAAAAATGGAGAAATTAGCGTGCGGGATAAATTGTATTATAAGTTAAACATTCGTCCAAATACAGATATGAGTTCAAGCTCATTTTGGGAGAAAGTGATTTATAAGCTAATTTATGATAATGAGTGCTTAATTGTCCTTTCAGATACAGACGATTTTTTAATTGCTGATAGTTATGTGAGAAACGAGTTTGCGTTATTTCCAGACGTTTTCGAAGGAGTTACAGTGAAAAATTATTGTTACGAGCGAAAGTTCAGCATGGATGATGTTATTTTCTTAGAATATGGAAATGAACGATTGTCGGCATTCACGAATGGGATGTTCGAGGATTATGGAGAGTTGTTTGGAAAAATGATTCGCGCACAAATGCGCAACTTTCAAATTCGTGGAGCTGTCAACTTCAAAATGGCAGGCGTTGCAGATAAAGATAAACAAATAAAGCTACAAGAATACATTGACAAAGTCTATGCTTCGTTTAACAACAATGAAATTGCGATTGTTCCACAATTGGAAGGCTTCAATTATGAAGAATTTGGAACAACAAGCGTGAATAATAGTCAAAGTTTTGATGAAGTTAAGAAGTTACGTAAAGAAATGATTGATTATGTAGCTAGTATTCTCGGCATTCCCTCTGCTCTGCTACATGGGGATATGGCAGATTTGAGTAATAATATGAAAGCATATATGGAATATTGTATTGACCCTCTTACTAAAAAGTTGGAAGACGAATTGAACGCTAAATTATTTACTTCCAGCGAGTTTTTAGCAGGTGAACATATCAAAATCATACACAAAAAAGACATTATAGAAAGTGCAGAAGCTGTAGATAAGTTAGTTGCTTCAGGTTCCTTTAATCGTAATGAAGTTCGAGAATTATTGGGCGCTGAACGAGTAGATAATCCGGAATTAGATAAATATTTAATTACTAAAAACTATCAGTCAGCTGATGAAGGAGGTGAGAACGAATGACGAAAATTGAAGTTAAAGGTCCTATTGTTGGAAGTAATGACAAATGGATTTATGATTGGTTGGACATGGAAGCTACGTGTGCAAATGATATTAATGAAGCTTTGGGAAATGCGTCAGGTGAAGTTGAAGTTTGGATAAATAGCAATGGCGGAGATGTATTTGCTGGTAGTGAAATTTATACAGCTTTAAAATCATATAATGGTAACGTAGTTGTAAAAATAGTTGGAATGGCAGCAAGTGCAGCATCTGTAATTGCGATGGCTGGGAATGAAGTATTAATTTCTCCAACTGGTCAAATGATGATTCACAATGTTCAGTATGGTGGGAGAGGTGATTATAGAGAGTTAAAAAAAGCCTCCGAAATTGCTCAAAATGCCAATATATCCATTGCTAATGCTTATCAGCTAAAAACGGGAAAAACATTAGAAGAACTGTTAAATATGATGGGAGAAGAAACCTGGTTAAATCCTCAACAGGCTGTAGAGTTAGGATTAGCAGATGGTGTAATGTTTCAAGAAAATAGCGAAATACCAAAATTAGTAGCAAGCGCTGGCGGCGTGTTACCACAAGCTACATTGGATAAAGTAAGGGGGCTGAAAGATACTAATGGTACACAATCAATTTTAGAAGTATCTGTATCGGCGGAACAAATTCAAAGCATTGTAGAAGATACAATTGCAAAATTAAAAAATGAAGTGATACTTGATGGGAAAACTTTGAATCAACATATCGCTGAACAAGAAAAGGAATCGGAAGAGTCGGAAGTGAATGGACTCAAACGGTTTCTTTTTTAATACCCAAAAATAGGAGGAAATAAATTATGACTATCAAATTAAAAAACAACCTCGCGAATTACGAGGAAAAACGGACAGCTTTTGTTAATGCTGTTAAAAACGAAGACACGCAAGAAATTCAAAATAAAGCATATGTGGAAATGGTAGACGCGATGGCAGCTGATATTATGGAACAAGCTAAGAAAGAAGCACGTCAAGAAGCGGACGCATATATTTCAGCTAGCCGAACAGACAAAAATATCACGAATGAAGAAATTAAATTCTTCAATGATATTAATAAAGAGGTTGGATATAAAGAAGAAACATTGCTACCACAAACAGTTGTTGATGAAATCTTTGAAGATTTAACAACTGAACATCCTTTCCTTGCATCCATCGGGATGCGCACTACTGGTTTACGTACTAAGTTCTTAAAATCCGAAACTAGTGGTCTTGCTGTATGGGGTAATATTTTTGGTGAAATTAAAGGACAGCTAGATGCGACATTCAGTGAAGAAGAGTCTATTCAAAACAAGCTAACGGCATTTGTTGTTGTACCTAAAGACCTTGAAAAATTTGGTCCTGTATGGGTAAAACGCTTTGTTGTTACGCAAATTGAAGAAGCTTTTGCAGTTGCGTTAGAAAGTGCGTTTATCATTGGTACTGGTAAATCTCAACCGATTGGTTTAAATCGAAAAGTAGCTAAAGGGACATCAGTAACTGATGGTGTATATCCAGAAAAAGTTGCTTCTGGAACACTGACATTCGCTAGTCCTAAAGTGACGGTTAATGAGTTAACAGATGTATATAAATATCACTCTGTAAAAGAAAACAAACATCCATTAAACGTTGCAGGTAAAGTTACTTTACTAGTCAATCCAACGGATGCATGGGATGTTAAGAAACAATACACAAGCTTAAATGCGAACGGTGTTTATGTGACTGCGCTCCCATACAATTTAAATATCATTGAATCATTATTCGTTCCAGAAAAGAAAGCTATTTCTTACGTAGCAGAACGTTATGATGCACTTGTTGGTGGACCATTGGATATTTCTACTTTTGACCAAACGCTTGCATTTGAAGATCTTAACTTGTATGCTGCAAAACAATTTGCGTACGGTAAAGCGAAAGACGATAAAGCTTCTGCTGTATGGACATTAAATATCAAGCCAGCAGAACAAACTCCGGAAGGGTGATTGTAAATGGCTAAATTTGAAGTATTAAAGAAATTTAAAGACAAAGATACCAAAGAAGTATATGAAAAAGGAACAGAAATTGAATTGACTGTAAAACGTGCAGATGAAGTCTCTGATAATTTGGGAACTTCTTTTTTAAAGCGATTGGATGAACCAAAAAAAGACAAGAAAAAGTAGGTGCTGTACATGGAAGTATCAGATGACCTTCTTAAAAAATTTAAAGAGCGTATGCATATTTCTCACAATAGCGAAGATAGCAATTTAAAAGAGTTGCTATCTTTTTCTATTGCTGATTTACAAGAAAAATGCGGGCTGTTTAATGTAGATGAACATGTTCGGGCAAGAGAATTGGTCATTGATCGTACTAGATACGCGTATAATGATTCGATAGAATTCTTCAATGAAAACTTTCAATCACAAATAACTAGCTTAGGTTTCTCTCTCTATGTAGCTGAAAGTGGTGAATCTGATGAAGTTTCAGTTTAAACCGCCGAAAATTCAGAGTGGGGATTTACGGACCCCTGTTGCTTTTTTTGAATATCAGCCGGCAAGTGGTCCTGAACCAGGTGAAATAGAAAAGATTACCCTTTTCGAATGTTTTGCAGAAGTTTATAAACCATCCATGAAAGATTTAGAAATTTTACATGGCACGGGAACAAAAGAAGCTGTCACAATTAATATTCGAGACACTAAAGGTGAGTATACAGTTAGTAACAAACATTATGTAGAAATATTAGATTATCGTTATTTAGGCAAAAGATTTAATGTGATTAATGTTAGCCCAGACTTGCAAAGTAATAGCTTTGTAAATGTGCTACTGGGGGTTCAAACATGACTGTAGAGGTTAGTGGAGTAGAAGAGTTAGAAAGACAGTTAGTCAGTTTATTTGGACGAGAAAACTTGCCGCAATTAGTAGACCCTGCTTTAATTGCAGGCGCTACTCTTGTAGCAAAAACACTTGAAAGTGAATTTGTTCAATTTAAAGATACAGGCGCATCTATTGATGAAATCAATATAGAAAAACCTGTGTATGACAAAGGGGTTAGAAGCATAAAAATTGATTGGAAGGGACCTAAAGACAGGTATAAAATAATTCATCTCAACGAATATGGTTATACAAGGAATGGTAAAAAAATCACACCAGCAGGAACAGGTAGTGTTGCCAGGTCACTAAGAATATCTGAAAGAGCTTATAGGGCAATTGTACAGAAGAAAATAGGTGATAAACTATGATTGATATTTTGAATGTCATATATACAACATTAAGTAAAAACGATATCATTCACACTACTTGCGAAGAGAGAATTAAATATTATGATTTTCCAGGCACAGGTGATTCTACAAAAACCTTCTTGTTAATAATACCTTTAGATGTTCCCTCTCCAACGGTCTATTCGAGCAATACGAACACGATGGAAGATTTTTTAGTACAAATTGATGTGCAATCTAACGACAGATTAATAGTAAAAAAATACAAGACGAAGTTAGAAAAGAAATGAAACAAATAGGATTTGGACAACTCGCTGGTGGTTTAGATGAATATTTTCCAGAAACAGGGCGATTTGTAGATGCACGAAAATATAGCGGATTGCCCTACAAACTATATCAATAAAAAATAATAGGAGTGAAATAAATGATTACAACAATCGGATTTGAAAAAGCAACTTTTGGAATTTATGATGAAAAAGACGAAAAGGTAACAGAAAAAGTAGAAGTAAATGGTAAGAATAAAAAAGGTGGTACGGTTGAAGCTGATATTTCTGGTCTTGATGCTGAAGCTATTAAAGTTTTCGCTTCGAACGGTCCATACTACATTTCCAAAAAAGGTTCTGGCGATGTTAAGCAAACAATCGGTATCATGGAACTTCCATTTGAATTAGGACAGAAGTTATTAGGTCGTCAAAAGAATGCAGATGGTATTGTAACTGTAGGGAAAAACACTGCTCCACCATATGCGTCATGCGTGATGGAAAGTGAAACGTTGCGAGGGGAGCCGGTATTCTTTGCTTTATTAAAAGGAAAATATGGACAAGATGACGTTAAATTAAACACATCTGAGGACAAACCAAAGGAACCTGAAGCAACTAGTCTCACTGGTGAATTTGTTTATAATGATGCTGGGGACGTTTTCGCGATGGCTGTGGGCGAAGAATTCCGAGATAAAATTTACAGCATGGCTTTTCCTGGTTTTGTTGAAACACCAGTAGTACCGGAAGGATAAAAAATTTTAAGAGTAGGTGAAATCCTACTCTTTTTTTGTTGACCAAAATCATAAAAAAGGTGGAGAAAATAGTGATTAAACTAGAAATATTTAATAAAAAAGAAAAAAAGAAAGAGCTATATGAGAGAGAAGATACATCTGTAATTGAATTAGAAGAATATTGGAAACTACAAGAAAAAATTAGAGAATACATCAATACTTCTGACGATCCAAAGAAAACGACAATTTTGGAAATGCAGTTAAAATTTATTGTGAAATTATTTGATGATGAAAACATTACAATAGATTTTCTTAAAAAAATATTCCTTCGAAGAAATTAAACGATACATTGGTGTCTGTCTTTCGGGAGATTTCACCAGATGAATACGAGGATGAAGATGGTGGAGATGAGGAAGCAAAGTAATAACGCTTACCGAGTTTTTGTCCGATCTCGATGCAATTAGGCGTTACTGCATGAAAGAGTATGGCTGGACAATTCGAGAAACAGATAATCAAGAGTATAAGAAGTTATGTCGTCTGATAATCGAAAAAGAAGAAGCAAAATCAGAAAACAACAAAGTTTCACTTGTTGACTTTGTGTCACAATATCAAGATGTCAATTGAGGAAGGGGTAAATAATGAATAAACTTCAAGGATTGTCGATTAATCTAGACCTAGATGCTACTAGAGTGGACGAGGGAATGAAAGGGTTGAAGCGGACCCTCGGCTCTGTGAATAGCGAAATGAAAGCGAATCTTTCGGCGTTTGGTAAGGGAGAAAAAACCTTATCTCGATATGAAACAGAGCTAGATGGTCTTAATAAAAAGTTATCTGTTCAAAGCAAAATGGTTTCTCAAACTAAAAACGATTTTAAAGATTTAGAAAAACGAAATGCTTCTTTAAATGGAGAGTTGAAAGAGTCTAATAAAACGTTAACTGAGTCAAAAAAACGTTTTGAACAGCTCTCTAAATCTGGTAATGCAACTGAAAAAGAATTAAAAGAAGCAGAAAAAGAAGTCAATTCAAATCAAAAAGCATACAACAAACTTAACAAAGAATTACAACAAATGCCAAAAGCTTTAGCAGCAGGGGAAAAAGCAGTAAATAATGAAGTTGCAAATTACAATAATTTGCAAAGAAAGATTGATACTACCACAGAATCTTATAAGAAATTCAAGAGAGAGCAAGCTGTTAAAAGCTCACCATGGGGGACAGTGACTCAAGATTTAGACAAGTATCAAAAAAAATTAAATGAGACAGGAGATAAACTTGTCGCTTTCGGTAAAAAAGGCAGTTTGTACATGGCTCCAGTTGCTCTTGGTTTAGGTTTCGCTACAAAAAAAGCGGCTGATTTTGAACAACAAATGTCGAATACTCTTTCTGTTATGTCCCCTGGCGAGGTAAATCAATATAAAGATGCATTAAGAGAACTCGCTATTCAACAAGGTGCAGATACGAAATACTCCGCCTTAGAAGCCGCACAGGCACAAGAAGAACTTTTAAAGGCAGGTCTTTCAGTAAAAGATGTTATCAATGGCGGGCTTTCAGGTGCGCTTTCATTAGCAACAGCAGGTGAGTTAGATTTAGCTTCAGCGGCAGAAATCGCGGCTACAGTTTTAAACGCATTTAAGGATGATAATTTAAGCGTGGCGGATGCGGCAAACATTCTAGCTGGTGCGGCAAATGCTTCTGCCACAGGTGTAGAAGAAATGAAATTGTCTTTACAACAAGTTTCTGCTGTTGCCAGTGGTGTTGGTCTCTCGTTTGACGATACATCAACAATGTTAGCAGTATTTGCACAGAATGGTTTAAAAGGTTCCGATGCAGGTACCTCTCTCAAAACAATGCTACAAAGATTGCATCCTACGACCAAAGCGGCATGGCAACAATTTGATGCTCTCGGTTTAAGCATTGTGGACAATGAAACTGCCATGAAAGTATTACAAGAAAATGGTGTAAAACCGCTTTCTAATGACACGGATAAATTAATGGGACAAATTCAAGATTTAGCTAAAAGTTTAGCAGGTCCAAAAGCAAGCGCTTCTAAAGTTAACAAGGAATTTGAAGAATTAACCGTTGCCACTGGAGCGGTTCACTCTGCGTTTTACGATACGAATGGGGAATTGAAATCAGCAGAAGAAATATCTGGTTTATTGCAAAGCAGCCTAAAAGACCTAAATTCTGAACAGCGGAGTGCGGCGCTAGGTGCTATGTTTGGCTCCGATGCAGTTCGTGCTGGGAATATTGCTTATCGTGAAGGCGCGGATGGAATAAAGAAAATGCGCACTGAAATGGGAAAAGTAACTGCTGATGATGTAGCAAAAATGAAAATGGATAACCTGAAAGGTACTATTGAAGAAATATCTGGTGCAATTGAAACCTTCGCAATAAGTATTGGAACATCGTTGACACCTGTATTACGTGGTCTAGGAAAGTATATTCAAAAAGCAGCTGATTGGTTCAATGGCTTAAATGATAATACAAAAACAATAATCGCTACTGCTGGAGTTGTTGCCGTGGCAATTCCAATAGCTGGACTAGCATTTGGATTCATCGCAAAAGGAGCAGCTGCAGCTATCTCGCCCGTGAAGAAACTAACAGCCGCGTTAGCAGAAAACTCGGTTGCTGCCGGAACTAATGCTGCTACTACGCAAATTGCTGGAAACGCTTTACCAGTCACTGGAGGAAAAAGTAAAGGTTTCTTAGGTAAAGCTGGCTCACTTTTTAAAGGAAGCAAAGGTGCAAAAGTACTATCTACAGCTGACATGACAGGTGATATTGCGAGTTATAGCAAATTCGGAAAAATTGGGGCTGGTTTGAAAGGCGTTGGAAAGGCATTACCTGGTCTAGGAATTGCATTATCTGCAACACAACTTATTGGTATTAACAAGAAAAACGCTGGCGATAAAGCTGGTAGCGCAGGTGGGAGCTTAGCTGGCGGGGCAGCAGGAGCCGCTATAGGAACAGCAATTGCTCCAGGAATTGGAACAGCTGTAGGTGCGGCAATTGGAGGTATTGCTGGAACTAAATTTGGACAGGCGTTTGGTAAAAAAATACAGAAGGAAATACCTGAATATAAAGCTAAATTTGATTTAATTTGGGAGGCACTTTCATTCTCAGCAAAAGAACATCCTATTCTATTGAATCCAGTTAATCAAATTAACGATCAAATTAAAATGGCAAAAGCGGGGTATGCAGCTATAAAAGATGTGTTTGCTAATCCTTTGAAAACGGATATTTCCGGAAAAGGTATTAGCAAAGATACTGCAAAAAATGTGAATTCATATAAAACTATGTCTCAAAACGCAATCTCTGAATTAAAGTATTTGGAAATGTCCGGGGATGTAATCACTAAATCAGCATCTGCTAAAATCAGCAAAAACTACAATGGTATGGTTGCACTTGTGGAAAAGTCATTTGAGAAGACTAAGAATAGCACAGATAAGAATTTAAATACATTGTCTAAAAATAGCATGTTATCTGAGGCTGATGTTAAAGCCGTTAAAGAGAAACAAGCAAAGATTCAAAAGCTATCGTTAGACGAAGTGAAGAAAAACAATGAACAAATTCAGAAATTGAATAAAGATATGGCAGCCAAAAATGCAGATATTACTAAAAAGGAAAAAGCAGATATAAAAGCTATTAACGCCAAAGCGGCAAAAGAAGGCAGAGTGTTGACAGCATCTGAAGAACAGCAAGTTACAAGTATTAAACGTAATGCGGCAAATCAACGAAAAGCTAGCAATCAAACTTATAGTAATCAAATACAAACAATTGCTAAAAAACAAGAAACAGCAGTGGTTAGTACGTTATCCAAATCAGCAAAAGAACAAAAATTAATTCTAGGCAAGTTAAAGGACAGTAGCGGTAAATTGAGCGCAGAACAAGCTTCTAAAGTTGTAAAGGAATCAAAACGTTCTAAAGACGGCGCTGTAAAAGAAGCAAATAAAAAATACAAAGAAGTTGTTGCTGCTGCTGACAAAGAATATTATGTGAATGGAACTATTACGAAAAAGCAACATGATGATATTGTAAAAAAAGCAAAAAGCCAAAAAAACAAATCAGTAAGTGAAGCCAAAAAAATGCATAATGGCGTTGTTGATCAAGCAAAAAAACAAGCCTCTGGTCACCTGAAGCAAGTAGATTGGGAAACTGGAGAGTCTCTGTCCAAATGGGATAACTTCAAAGCAGGTTTAGCTAAAGTAATTAATTCTGTCACAGGTGGAATAAATAAAGTATTAAAATTCTTTAGTTTACCTACCATACCAGAATGGAAACCAGCGGGTTACAACAATAACACTAAAACTTCAAAATCATCTAGCAAAAAAAGAACGTCCTACGGTAGTCAGCTAGCAATGGATTATACAGGTTCTAACAATGCGTCTGGACAAATTATGGCTGGTGAAGAAGGTTTTGAAATTGCGTACAACAAACGGAACGCTCAAGCACAAATTTTAGGTGCAAATGGTGCAGAAATAACGCATGTTGCGCCAGGTACTAAAATTTTGAACCATGCAGATTCGAAAAAAGTCATGCAAGGTGGTCTTGGTAAAACATTACCTGGATTTGCAAGTGGCAATTCAACGATCAATGATTTCTTGAGTGACGCTTGGGATGGGACAAAAGCGGTAGCTGGAAAAGTAGTTGATTTTTCTAAAAAAGCTTTTGACTGGGCAGCGCATCCTATCAAAAATTTAAATAAACTTTTTGGTGGCTTGTCTGTTGGCGTTAAAATGGGTAACGATGGTAATTTAGGTTCTGACATGCTGAACTATTTAAAAAACAGTATAGGCGCACCTTTGGAGAAAATGCTATCTGGTTTTAAAGAAACTGCGCCAGTGGCAGGACCGGCTGGGAAAGGTGCTTCGGCGTGGTCTAGTGTTATTAAGAAAGCGGCTCTAGCCATGAAAGTGGATTTGTCCGGTAGTGAATTAAAAGGCATTATTGCACAAATTCATCGTGAATCTGGCGGGAATGAAAAAATAACTCAGTCATCTGCTGTTGTGGATGTTAATACATTATCAGGCAACCCTGCTAAAGGTTTGCTTCAATATATACCGCAGACTTTTAACGCATACAGAATGAAAGGGCATAACAATATATTTTCTGGTTATGACCAGTTACTGGCATTCTTCAACAACTCGTCATGGAGAAACGATTTACCTTATGGTAAACGAGGTTGGGGACCACGAGGACATCGTAGATTTGCTAATGGTGGTTTTGTAAACAAAAATGAAATGATAGAAGTTGCTGAGAGCAATAAGCCAGAAGTAGTCATACCGCTTACTCGGAAAAATCGAGCAGTTCAATTAATCAAAAAAACAAAAGAAATCATTGGAATGAACGATGGAGGAAGTGTTGTTGTCAATAGTCCTGACAATTCTGACATGATTTTATTGCTTCAACAGCAGAATCAGATTTTAATGCAACTACTTCAAAAAAATAGTGACGTATACATGGACACAAATAAGGTCGGAAGTTTAGTGGAACCTGCAATTACAAAAATGCAGAACAATCGTATAAGTAGAAAAGACCGAGTTCAGGGGGTTAGAAAACGTGACTAAAATAGGATTTACGTACGCCGGAATTCATAGCAATGACATTCCAGCAGTTGTTAATAGTATCAAAAGAAATGCAATCAATATCACTGAGAATATCCAAGAAGTACCTGCCAAAATCGGTGGGTACTTTTTTGGTAATTCCGTTGGTACTAGAAGCTTTGACATTAATATTACGCTTATGGGGAAATCGGAAACTGAACGAGTAGAAATAGCACACGATCTTAATAACTTAATCATCCAAACTAATAGTTTTGAAAGCGAAATAATCTTTGATGATGAACCGGAATGGATTTATTACGGTCATTTTGCCCAAATGGCAGAGTTAACAGAATTACAGACAGATAATTATACAACAACCATTACATTTATATGTAGTGATCCTCGTGGATATGGAGAACAACAAGAAATTAGTTTACCAGAAAGCCCGGCTATAATCGAAGTGGCGGGTTCACAATCAACAAGTCCAATTATTCATGCGATAGCAACCGACGATTTAACTAGTCTATCATTTGCAACAGATGATGATTATATATTTCTAGGGGCTGATATTGACCCCGATACAGGACAAACAGCTGTGAAAATGTATGAGAACGTGTTGTCCGATAGAGCAAATGACATGACTTTGTGGGATGGTATTGGGCAAAGTAATATTACTTGGGAGCTAGAAAATGGTAAGCCTGCGAAAACAAGTTCATTTAAACAAACTATAAACACCATTCGTGTAAATTCCTATGGTGAAAAAACAGAAACCGCGCCTTACAAATCATGGAGAGGTCCTGTAATGAAACGAATGTTGACGTCAGAATTAGACAATTGGAAAGTCACCGCTCGATTGGCAAATATTACTCAAAAATACCCACGCGCTAGAACAAAAATAGAATTGTATTTATTAGACAAAGATAGCAAACGCATTGGTAAATTTATGATTAAAGATGCCCAAAATGGGAGAGCTATGAATTTGGGACTAGAGATTGGGAGAACAACGAAAGATAGATACCTTTTTGCTGCAACTGAGGGGAAAGTAGTTAAGAAAAAGAATACGAAAGTGGTTTATTCAAAAAAAGTACAACAAACAGTGAAGTATACAGAAAAAGGTAAAACAAAGACTAAGCAAGTTTGGAAAACAATAAACACGACGTATGAAGTCGGAAATAACTATAATGAATTTTCAGATGCGTACTTTAATCTATCTATTGAAAAGCGTGGACAGTTGTTTATTGCGGAAATAGTTAAATTGAACGATAAAGGTAGTCAAGCTTGGAAACGAACCTACAAATGGAAAGACTCAAATAACAAATTTGCTACTAAGTTAGCAGGCATCGGAATTTACATGGCCAAAATGGATATTCCAGAAGATTTTAATAATCAAACTTACAAAGACAATGATGTTGTTTTTTGCGACTTGGTTGTACAAAAAGTTAATCCAGAAGCAGATGTTAAAAATAATCCAGAGGTTATTATCCATAAAGGTGATGAGATTATGATTGATTGTGAAGCTGGGGTCATAATGAAAAACGGTTCAGTGTTCATGGAAAATTTAGCAATTGGAAGTTCATTTCCTTCGTTTTTTGGTGGCTATCAAACTCCAGTGGCTTTCAGCGAAGGAGCGGAGTGGTCCATAGAATACAGACCGACGACATATTAGGAGAGGTATAGAATGTTAACAATTCTAAATAGACAAAGAACAACTGTAGGCGTGTTATCTAATGACATGCCTTTTTCGTGTCCTTTTTGGGATGATGAGAGAAATGAGAAGCTTGAAAACTTTGATGACACATACACTGTTACCATCCCCGCAGAACATGAAATGGCTGAACATATTCACGAAGGTAATTATATTTTGTTTGAAGACGAACAAGCTAAGTTACGATTATTTCGTATTTATGAATCTGAAAACGGGTTAAATATGCAAGGACGATACATCAAAGCAACAGCAGAAAATGCATTTATTTATGATTTAAATGCAACTATTATTTCCAATAAATTACTGACTGATATAAGAGCTGACATGGCGCTTGAATATATTTTACAACAGACAGGATGGTCAATCGGTAAGAGAGAATTTGTTGGACAAATACGCACTATTGAATTTGCAGACAATATAACGGCTCAAGCTGGATTACAACAAATTATTGCAGAATATAAAGCAGAAATTGATGCTTACGTAGAAAGCTTTGGTGGTCAAATCATTAATTATAAATTTGATTTAGTTGACGAACGAGGCAACAATACTGCGAAACGATTTGAGTATGCAAGAGACATTCAAGGTCTTAAACGAGTTACAACTGATAAAACGATGTACACTGCTCTTATCCCGCTTGGTAAAGATGGTTTGACAATTAAATCAGTTAATAATGGTTTAAATTACATTTATGATGATGAAGCGAACTGGCTGTATAACGATGGTAGAGAATATTTAAAAGGGGTCATAACAAAAGATACAATAACAAATGCGCAAGCTTTAAAAGATTGGGCGATACTAGAGCTTGAAAAAGTTAATCATCCTTTATCTACGTACGAGGTAGACGTGATATTACTAGCAGAGATGTTAGGCTATGAACCACACCAAGTCACACTTGGAGACACAGTGAGAGTAGTCGACTTGGACATGGATATAACTTTATCTGCAAGAATCATAGAAAAGACAACTTCTTTTAGTGATCCGTCTAAAAACAAGGTTGTACTTGGTGATTATATTGAATTGGAAAACGTCACACCGCTGGCTATTTGGGAACTTCAAGCACAAATTGAAGAAGCTAAAAAACAAATAGAAGAAACGAAGACGTGGAAAGTAGAATTATTTAGCACTAGTGGTTCTACTTTTAAAAACAATGCTGGCACTACACAACTTATTGCAAGAGTTTATGATGGAAAAACAAACATAACGAATAGTATTGAGCGTGGTGATTTTATTTGGGAGAAAATAAATAATGATGGTACACACGACTTAGTCTGGGAAGACGCACAGATAGGCGTAGGTAATGTTGTTAATATCTCTGGAGAAGACGTTTTTATCAATGCCACTATCAGATGTTCGGTTAATCAAGGAAGTGAAGCTAGTATATTAATGATTAATGAAGAAGAAAGTTATATGTATGCTGAACTTCCACGCGAATTCCCTGCTGGGATAGAAGTAAATTTATCGGTTATGCAATGTGCGCAAATAGACGTGGAAAATGGTTACATTTATTGGTCGCAAGAATATTACGGAAGTAAAAAAAGTAAAGTCGGTGGACAACAATCATACAATATTTATAGAACTACGCTTGATGGTACTTTCGTCGATATGATGTGGGTTCTCGGCGGAGGACATGGGACTATGTTTGGCGTGGACACTTCGTCTGGTGAGGCGCACATCTGGTCTTATTATGTAACACCATTGCCCCTGGCAGAGAAGGCGATAGCAATGTTTAAATATGTCCCTTTGAAAGAACAGTTTTACGATGAGTCGATGGTATTTAAACTTGAAGCGCCTGACGGTTTCCGAGTGACATACGACAAAACAAGCGACTATGTAGTTATGAGTCCAGGCGTTTCCAATTTAAGTATTAATGTTTTTAAAAAGTCTGATTTATTTGCCGGAAGAATAGCTCCTTTATATACATTCAGGACAAGAGATTGTGGATTTACAGCTACTTTGTATACGCTGCAAGGAATGCATGTAATGTTTCCATATGCGTATTTGTCAGCAGGAGGGAGTTTTACAGGCACTGATAAAAATCAAGTTTGGTGTTGGGATATGATTAATAATAGTTTAGTTTATCATCATATTTTTCAAAAAAAATATTATCCTGCACAAGGTTCAACTAACGAATGCGAAGGAGCGTATCCATTTCTTGATGCAAATGGCAAGCGAATGATGCAGCTAAATTTAGGGCAAGGAGAGGCGGGCAAACGATACAATCGTATTTATGCTATGCCAGAAGAAAGGATGTTGGATAATGACAATTAGAGCAGCAGCGGAAATAACATTAACAGATATTAACGATGCAATAGTAGCTGGTGAAGCACCGTTAAACCCGACCACCGATTTACTGTGGATGGATAGTAGTGTGACACCAAATGTTTTGAGAAGGTGGGATGGAGAAAAATGGGTGAGTCAAACATTAGATATTAAGGAAGCAGATCCAGAAATTAACGAAAAAATAGAAGAGGCGATTACCGTTGCGAACAATGCATTGATTGAATCAGTTAGTAATCATAAACCGGTTTTTGATAAAACTCAGCCAAGCGATCCAGTCGAAGGTGACACATGGTTTAAAATAGACGAAAACACTAAAACAATTGTTGGTGTTTTTACTTGGAACGGGAATAGTTGGGTAGAATTACCTTTGGATTACAACGCATTGCGTGTGGGTAAACTTTCAGCTATCACTGCCGAGCTTGGTGATGTGAAGAGTGGTAGCATTACTGGTGCGGAATTTATTCATAACATAAATTACAAAGATAGCGACGATAATCTTTACACTGGAACTGTCAAAATGAATGATGACGGGTTCAATTCAACTTCATATTTGCCTACGGGTATAGGGTCGGCAGTATTAGAAAGCATCATCAGTACATTAGGCGGATACAAAGTTGCGCAGAAACTAATCGATGTTGCCGGGGAAAGTAGCCTAGGAAATTCTATTTTAACTAGTAAATCTCTGCAGTTTAATGAGAATGGAAATATTAAGCTTTCAATTGATGCAGATTCGTTTTATTCAACACCGTGGCAGAACCTAATATTGAATTCCGGATATTCTACAGCCGAATTTAATACACCTCAATATATGATTTTATGCATTTTTGGAATTAGAATTGTGTTTTTCCGTGGTCAAGTTCAAAAATCAACCGCATGGGCATCAGCTAACGCTTTTGCTTCTGTGCCTCTTGAGATACAGACAACAAGAACGGCGATGGCTTACGCGCCAACGAGCAAATCGACTGGTGGTCGAGTACATGCGTCTTCCGCCAATGCAATGAGTTTTATGCCCGTCGACACTAGCGTTACTTATTTTGCGTTAAATCAATTATTTTATGTTTTAGATTAAAGCCGAGCAAGGCTTATTTTTTATGGGGGATGATGAAAATGTATGATGGTCTAACAAAAGTTTTTGATTATGCTTTAGCGAAAGAAATGTTTTTCGCGGCGCTCTTTGTAGCGCTTTTTATAATCTTACTAATTATCACAAAAAGAATTTGGGATGATTCAAAAATTGTAAGAATAGAAATGAAAGAAGAACGCGAAAAAGTGGAGGAAGAACGAGAGAAGCGTAATAAGGAATCGAAAGAAGAGAGAGATAAATTTATAAGTACGATGAACGAACAACAGCGATTGATGGATAGGCAAAATGACATGATGAAACAGCAACAACAATCAATTGACAGCTTGTCTAAATCAGTCGGAAAGTTAGCTCACAAAGTAGATTTGTTGGAACACAAAATAACGAAGTAAAGGATGATAGAAATGGAGTTTGGAAAAGAGTTACTAGTTTACATGACATTTTTAGTAGTTGTAACACCTGTGTTTGTTCAGGCGATTAAGAAGACGGAGTTAGTCCCGTCTAAGTGGCTTCCGACTGTTAGCATACTTATTGGTGCTATTCTGGGCGCATTAGCAACGTTTTTGGATGGCTCTGGATCGCTTGCAACGATGATTTGGGCAGGCGCTTTAGCAGGAGCTGGTGGCACTGGATTATTTGAACAATTTACTAATCGAAGCAAAAAATATGGAGAGGATGATAAATAATGACAAGTTATTATTATAGTAGAAGTTTAGCGAATGTAAATAAGTTAGCAGACAATACGAAAGCGGCAGCTAGAAAATTGTTAGATTGGTCCGAAAACAACGGAATTGAAGTATTAATCTACGAAACAATTAGAACGAAAGAACAACAAGCCGCAAATGTTGCTAGCGGAGCGTCTCAAACAATGCGCTCTTATCATTTAGTAGGACAAGCGCTAGATTTCGTCATGGCGAAAGGTAAAACGGTCGATTGGGGTGCTTATCGTTCAGACAAAGGCAAGAAATTTGTGGCAAAGGCAAAATCTTTAGGTTTTGAGTGGGGTGGTGATTGGTCTGGATTTGTAGACAATCCGCACCTTCAATTTAATTTTAAAGGTTATGGAACTGATACTTTTGGAAAAGGAGCTAGTACTAGTAATTCTTCTAAACCGAGCGCAAATGCGAACACGAACAGTCTAGGATTAGTAGATTATATGAATTTAAACAAACTAGATTCAAGCTTTGCGAATCGCAAAAAACTAGCGACAAGTTACGGAATTAAAAATTACAGTGGAACAGCAACGCAGAACACAACATTATTAGCGAAGTTAAAAGCAGGAAAACCACACACACCAGCAAGCAAAAACACATACTACACAAAAAATCCGCGAAAAGTTAAAACACTAGTACAATGTGATCTATACAATTCAGTAGACTTCACTGAAAAGCATAAAACCGGTGGCACATATCCGCCAGGCACAGTCTTCACGATTTCAGGGATGGGGAAAACTAAAGGCGGGACACCTCGCTTGAAAACGAAATCTGGTTACTATCTCACTGCTAACACGAAGTTTGTTAAAAAGATTTAGTTTGTTGCCCTCGCTTTTGCGGGGGCTTTTTTATGCAATGATACTTTTTAGCAAAATATTTATTATATAATAAAGTACACACATGCTTAATTTTATATTGTTTTAATATTTATTTTAAGGTATATTTGTAATAATATAAACAAAGGGATGAGTGTTTTGGAAGAAAAAGAAGTTATATTACCTCCACAATTTAATAGAGATACAATGTACAGTGTACTAAAACAATGTATAAATGAGAGTTTAGTTCCAACATGTAAAAAAATAATTTTTAACTTGGAACACTTGAGTTTTATTGAACCCTCAGGGCTAACAATACTTAGCAACACAATTGAGTGGTTACAACTTAATAAATGTGATGTGTCTATTAAATTTAAGAGATATACGTCCAGTTCTCCAACTTCTGAAAATAAAAAGGTAATGCAATTTTTAAATGATATTGAATTTTTTTCTGAGTATATGGATGTTGAAATTTCAGAACCTTTGGGGAAAAGAAGAAATACGTGTCCGTTAGAATTAATTAACTATAAGGACTCTGTTAGCTGGGTTAGAAATAGTTTTATCCCATGGATAGGCGGGATATTAAATGTCAATGTGGCAGACTTAGATTATCTACAAATTTCTCTTGAAGAAATTTTTAATAATATAGCTGATCATTCGACTGTTGGAACTGCTTGTATATCCGCGCAATATTTCCCTAGAGTCGAAGAAATAAAAATATGTGTTTCAGATTTTGGAGTGGGCATACCTATGTCATTGCGTAAAAAATTTCCACAACTATCTGATTCAGAGCTATTGAAAAAGGCAACTGATTTCGGAGTTAGTTCAGAAAATCAGCCCCACAACAGAGGCGCGGGTATTGGAAACATTATTAAAGCAATCACTAATGACAATCTTGGTGTTGTACATTTGCATTCAAATAATGGTATAATTACAGCTAGCAACAATAATATGTCTTGTTCGCAAGAGAAATCGTTTTATCCAGGAACTTTCTATGAATTTAATATTGATGCAAAATTAGCTAGAAAAGTGAATAATCCGGAGGAGGAATTTGTATGGTAAAATTATATATAAACAATATAACTCAAAATGCATTTTCAAATGCCGATGGTGATGTGGTGAGAGTGGAAATTAAAAAAGCATTATCTGCTGGGACTAAAATTGAAGTGTCCTTTAATGGTTTTACAAGTGTCAATTCTTCATTTGTAAATTCAGCATTAATAAAATTACTAAACGATTATTCTTTTGATTTTATAAAGAGTAATTTAACATTTATTGACACAACAAAACAAATCAACCATATGATTAATTCTAGGTTTAAGTTTGAAGTAGATAAACTAAAGATGATGGTGTAAACTAACCCCCTAACCTTGCCGTTAGGGCTTTTTTTATGCAAAAAAACACGCTAAACATAAGCTTAGCGCATTTGTTATATCAATTCGTTTTTCTTCTCTTTTAACACAGTGATAGCATTTTCCAGTGCTTTTCGAACATCTTTTTCTATATCTACATGCGTTTCATTTTCGAATCTATTAAATGTAAAAGGGAGCACTTCAATGTTCGCAGATTCAAACTCTTTGATTAAGCAGTATAATTCGAATTCTTGCGCTGAAAATGACAACTTATACTTATCTAACAAGTGCTTAAATCCTGCGAGATCATCATAGTTTTTTTCTAATTCTTCTAGTTCGTTGAAAACATCAAATGTAGATATTCCTGCACACATTGAGAGTGCGCGCAAGAATGAAACAGAATACTTGTTTAACTCTTTTTTATTGTAATCGTTCAATGTGTTTTGCGAGATACCAGTCAGTTTGCTTAACTGATACCTCGTTTTATTGTGTTTTTTTAAGAATTCATCTAATAGTTTTATTGACATATTTTTAGTTCAACTCACTTTTTAAGGTGATTGTTTGCATGTCATTATAAAATTCTTCTTCATCCTCGTATTCTTGATTCCAACCGTTTTTGAATGCAGAGATGAATTTTTCAACGATTGATTCATTTTCACTTTCAGAAATTACATACTCGTTGCCATCATTATTAACGCGAATAATTAGCTGTGTGATACTATTGCTATCCGTACCACTCAATTTCACTGTGTAATCTTTGTTTTTGATTTCTCTAATTAAGTCATTAATATTCATTTTTCATCATCCTTTTTAGTTGGTTTGTTTACTATATTTACATTATACTACGATTATTCGTAGTAGTCAATAATTTTATTAAATTTATTTTAAAATAAAAAAAGCATCAAACCGAAGTCTGATGCTTTTTTCTTACATTTCACAGTAAGTAGTTAAAATTTGTAGCTTCTTTTCGTGCTAAATAAAATTAAATACATAGAAATTTACATTGCACAATGCGTAATTAAAACGCGCCGAAACAGCGCTAGAACTTATTAAGTTCTTGAATATATAATAACATGTCTTTGTGAAAGCGTCAACAAATAACAGAAAAAATACCCCGAAATTTTATTCGAGGTTGCTGTTATATTCAAAAATAAAAACGGGATGTCAAACAGCTAATAGTTGAATGAAATAATGAACGAAAATCGTTCATGTGAATATTATTACATAGATTTTTATGTAATACAACACTTTTTAACACTTGATTTTAAGAACGTTTGTTCGTATAATGTTGTCAAGAGGTGAAGTAAATGTATAACTTATTTGATGATATTTTAGAACATTCAATAGTATTAGCAGATGCACTTAAGCGTAACTGGTCAATAGAAGTACTGTTTTTAAAGAACAATCATCATGTACGCTATAAGTATGTAGTTCCTGTATACATTGACAACAAAAAACACATTGTATCACTTGAACGCTTTGACGAGCGAATAATTGACATTAATATAGAAGATATTATTAGTTGTGAGATTATGTCATGAGAAAATATAGCTTTAATGATTTTAGATACATCTGCTATATTGAGGGAAAGAAGAACGCTGTTGAAAAGTTGTTCGCAGAGTTGCTTGAAATAAAAAAGTTAAAAGCTTTTTGTAGAAAAGTAGACAAGAAAGATATAGATTTAAAAACTATTTATCAAGAGTATTTATTTCAATGTAAAAACAAATAA